TCGGTTGCAACATCCGTCACACCGACCACCCCACGGCTGTACTGTGGAATGCCCAGGATGAACTCGATGATTTGAATACAGCGATCCCGGCTGGCGATGAACTCCGGAGAGAGGCTGGGCGTCTGTGTGTGCCCGATAATGTCCCCGATTGAGGCGTTCGCCTTCCCACTGACTTCGACAATGGAGCCCGGGTTGGTGGCGTCTCGGAACTGCGAGCGGATGTGCTCGGGGTTGTCCACCAGCCCAGTGTTGAGAAGCGTGACCGGGATTGCCGTTTGGGCAAACCAGAGCATCAGCGTATCCAACTCGTTCAGGCGCTCAAGCACAGGCTTGATGAGCTTCACGTCCGAGAGGCCACCGATATCGCCCAGGTTATCATTGAAGGCGAGCATCGTGAAAGGATTCCGCACGAAACGGTACGGAAGCTCGCCCTCAAACAACGGTTCATCCTGGTCTTCCAGGTAGTGGTAGTACCGGCCCTCGCCCGAGAAGTCGTAAACCTCGTAGACCGTGACCCACTCAAACACGTCCCGGCTCGCGGTGTTGACCAACGAACGGTCCTGCTGACGGTCCCGGAGCCATTCGGGGTATGACCCGAAGTCGGCCTTTTCGCCTACAACAGGGTTGTACATCGTCTCGCCCTTCGCGTCGGGCGTCATCCGCTCCTCGAAATCAGCCTGGGTGAGAACGGTCACCTCGATGAGATACCGAATGTCTTCCCAACGCAGGGCGCTCATATCAAACCAGACGTAGCGCGGGTCGATGTTGAGGAAGTCAGGTGCCCGACGGCGGAAGTTCCAGACCGACTTGACGAAGGCCCGAGGATAAATGGAAGCCATCGTCGCTGCTCGCCAGATGACACGATGTCCGCTTGTCCGACGGAGCGTGTCATTGATGAGGGCTTCGCGGTACTTCGCCGCTTCGTGGAGTTCCCGCCGTCGGGCGTTGACTGTTACTTCCGGGTTGGCCGGAGAGATGTTTGCGACCATCGTATCGACGAACGCATACGGATAGTTCGTCTCCAACGAGAGGTCATCCTCTTCGTAGAGAAGCCCGCCCGAGCCTTGGGGCATATCGCTGGCAAGCTGCCCCGCATCGCTGGTGTACCAAGCCCGGAGGCGGTCCCACTCCCGCTGGTCGATTTGGGCTTTGCCCTTGTGAGTCTCGATGAGACCTTTGACTTGCTTCTTGTCGAGCATCATTATTCCTTAGCCATTGCCTTCCTAATGGCATCTTGGCGTTGCTTGTGCAATGGATCACTTGCTCCCAAGTATCCCCATCCGCTCTGGATGGGCTGCTGGGAATCTTGCTCAAAGAACTCCACAGCCTCTTCGTCCGGCGCTTGGGTTTGGATTTCCGCTTGAATCTGCTCCATCGCCTCGCGGCCCCGCTCCTTCCGGAGTGTGCCCGGCTCGTCAAGACCAAGCGCCTCTTCGGCCGCCTTGGGCAGAAGAACCCGGCCAATAGCGCGGCCAGTTTCTTCTGCTCCCTCTGCAACTTGACGCGCAACTGCTCCTGGCCCCTCCTCCACTGCTTGCTTGGTCATACCATAAGCTTCGAGGGCGACAATCGGGAGGGTCGCATAGTTGAGAACTTTTCCCGCAGTTCGTATGCCCCCCCGCACTTTGGCGAGGCGTTCCAATGAAAGGAACTGGCGCTCCGCTGTGAGGCGCAACTGCTTAGCCCGAGGGAGATTGCCGGCGTCCTCGGCTGCCCTCGCGGCCTCCATCAGCCGATCCCCATCTCGAACGGCCTTTGCAACATCCGGGGCGCGGAGCATTTCAGGTGACTTCGCCTTGATCGCTTCATAGGCAGTCCCCGCCTGGGCTTTTACAGGAACCTCTTTCAACCAACGCCCAACAGGATCAACACCCTTCGGGGGTGGCTTGCCCGGGGTGGGCTCCGGCGCTGGAAGCGCGGCCTTAGCCCGAGGGGTTTGAGGCGCAGCCTTGGTTTGGGGAACTACCTTTGCGGGAGCCTGTTTGACAAGGCCAGTTGGCTTGTCCCCAATCTTGTCTGCGATATGCTTGACGGCGTTGTCCCGCTTACTCCAATACTGTTGAATCCCACGGACGATTGGGCCATGCTCCTCTGCTCCGGGGATCGCATATCTACTCGCATATTTGAGAGATTCGGGAAAGGGAAACTCGGTGGAAGCGCCAGCGTTTCCCACTTTGATCCAATCAAAGTTTTCTTGGATAAAGACCGCCCTTTCAAGAATACGCAAGATACTGCGTTGCCGGTCTTTCCAGAGACGGGATGTGTCTGCCGCTATCTTGGGGATGGTGTGAACATCCTCAATCGCATTATCCCAAGCAATCGCTGAAGCGAACTCTTTTTGGGGATGCGCGGGAAGATCAATCTCGTTTCGGAGAGGCTGGAGATTCTTGAGGAAGCCGTAGAGCGTCCTGTTGTATTTGATCGAACGCTCCGGGACTTTCTCATCCCACGTCTCCCAGCCCGCCACAACTGGAATCTCAAGAATGTCGGTCAGCAGGGCCGCCGGGTCCCCATGAGCCGCATACGCGGCTTTGACGTGGCCCGCCCACTGTTCCCCATCCCAATAGTCAGGGAAGTAGACCTTCCTCGCCCGGAAATAGTCTTCCTTCTCCCGAATCGCGTTCTCCCATGCTCCTCGAAAAGCTGGAGAGTTGAGTATAGCGGCGTCTGCCTTTCCGGAGATGGGCGCAGCGAGTCGTGCTACAGTCCGATAATCCTGCTGCAAGTGGGCTGCCTTCAAGGCTTCTTCAATCTCTTTCTTCGACTTTTTAGCTTCCAGGGCGGCAACCGGTGCCTGCACCCGCCGTTGAAGAGACTGCACCAACTTGACCGCAAGCTTGTCAGCAGGAGTGTCAGTAGGAAGCCACACTTCGACAGGGGGGAGGGGTTTCTTATCGAGCCCGAGGAGAGGAACTTGAAATCGCTCCGCTACCTGCGCCGCCTCCTGGGCCATGGTCCGAGCGGTCCCTCGTTGGGAAAAGTTCTGGTCGTAGTATTCTCGAATCTCCTCGTGTGGAATCACGACTCCAACGACTTCGGTGTTGCCCAGGAGGGCCTCGTTGACCTTCCCTGCGGATGATGCTTTTTTACCTCCGACTTCCCCCGCCTTCTGCTCGGTCGTCAGGAACGTCTCCTTATCCAGCACTGGTAGGATGGGAGAATGCCCAAACTGTTCGGCACTGGTGGGGTGTGTGCTTACCCATCTACGCTGCCCCATGGGTATCCCAGTTTTGCGGCTGGTAGCGGGCCGTAGTGCTGGGTGATGCTCTTCACCGAGGGGCCCCAGCCCCTGTGTGGGGGCTGAATAGATATCAAAGTTCCCAATGAAGTTTACATCCCCTTCAAGAACAAGTCCTACTGCTCTTATGCCCGAATGGAATCTCGGTCCTCCGAAGCCTTCTGGGCCTTCTTTCAGATAAGCATGAGCGGAGATATCATCTTCGAGTCGAGCGCCGTATGGAACTTCTGCATCCCATCCCCCCCCGCCAAAGTCCGGCTTCCCCGACATGGCGGCTGCGCGGTCTTCGGGGTCACGGGTCCAATGCACAAACTGAAGCTTCTTGAGAAACTCGGGGTCTACGTTGTTCCGCCAAGCCTCGGTGATTCCTCTCCCTCGAATGGCGTTGTAGTATTCAGGGATAAACTGAGAGGCTCGCACGCTGGGTCGAGTGGAGATGGCTGGATTGAATGCCATTTCCCCTGGTAGCAGTTGGCCCCCACCCCGGCCCGGTCCCGTCTCCATCTGCGAAAGTCGTTGCTGCTGCTCGGAGTAGCGTTGGAGCCTTGGGCTCATCCCCCCCGGTGATGTCCCTTCCGCAACTTTGAGTGCCCTCCCCCACTCCTGGGCAGCCCGAGTCTGAAGCCGGAGGTTGGTCTTGTCTTCCTCCGTGAGGAGTTCAAGAGGGTCTTCCATCAAATGGAAAAGCTGCCCCGCTTTGGCTTCAAGAAGCTCTTTCCACAATCCTTCAGGCATGTCTGGGGGCTTGAGATACCGGATTCGATTGTTGAGGATCTTAGCCCCTTCCTCATGCCGGTATGAGTCCGCCGCTTCCTCAAGGGCCATCCAAGTAGCCGAATCCGTAGCGTCCAGGGCGGTTACTGATGCGATTACGTCATGCCACTGGCGTACTTGCTTTCGCCCGAGGAAGAACTCCTGGCGAGCCTCTCGAAGGTTGGGCTTCTCTTCTCCTCTCTCTTCAAGCTGCTCTTGGAGCTTGTGGCGGCCATCATTGATTAGCCCCATCTTGATCTTCATCTGAAACTTACTGGCAGACTCGGGGCTCTGCTTGAAGACTCCTTTACGGAGTTGAGCCCGAAGCCAGTTCTTCTCCATCTGCTCCCAGTTCCCTGCGATGTGTGCGGTGCTGAAGTCCTGCATCAGCTTTGGGTCACGAAGGAGAGCTTCTACATCAACACCCCCCATCTCGGCGGCCTCGCCCAGGGATTGGAGGAGACGATTGTAGGCCGCCCCGCCAATAGAGATGACGAACCCAGCCTCGGCAAGTTCTACAAGCCTCTGTTTTAGGAGGTCTTTGAGAATGGCCTGCTTAGCCGCGTCTTGCCGTTGGTCACGGCGGCTGGTGTCAACCTTCGCCACCGATAAGCTCCTCGTACGCCTCTGCGATAGTCTTGCCCTGAGCGAGCATGCTCATAGGAATGGTGATGCTCTCTCCGTGGTCGCGTCTGACGAGCATCGCATCTTGGCCCGGGACGCGCTCGATGGCGAACTTGTGCTTCCCATCTGCGTGGGCCGTTATCCCAACTTTGATGGGGTCGAACATAGGGAGAGTAAGCTGGCTCATTAGTATGCCTTCTGCAGGTTTTGAGCTGACTGGGCCAGAGACTTCTGCATCCGCTGGCGGACTTCCTCATCCGAGGGAGGCTTGGACCGAGCGGCGAGCTTGGCTTGCTCATTCTGGGCAATCTCTTGGGCGGCGACGTTCTCCTTCCCCTTCCCGCCCTCTCCCCCTTTCCCCTGCTTGCTTAGTAGAGAACCCACAGCAGAAATCGCTGCCTTCTTTATAATCGGGGACGCTACTGCTGCTGCGGCCGTAATAGACATTATCTCTTCCTCCGTCGGATAGATCGGTACTTAGCCCGAGATGAGCGTGCAGGTTTCCGGTCAGTGGTGACCTTCTTCCTGTACTGCTCTTGCTCATCGTAACTCATACCTGTGAACATGATGAGGTTGTCTGACTTCGGCTCTGCCCCTGGGCGCTCCCGGCAGGGGACAGCCCGGGCGGCGACCGTAGCCATGATGAGTGCGGAAACCTTATCCCAGTGATGACGCTCACGTCTGCGCGTGTTTGGCCCACGACGGAGAATCTCCGCGTTGGCTGACTCCTCGGTGCGTTTGTCGTTCTTGTAGCTTTGAAGCTGCTCGACCGTATCCTTGTCGTGGAGAGTAAGGTCATCAAGGAGCGC